TAGCACTATTACAGTTATTGGCGCGACAGTAGCTGTTATAACAATGGTGGTCTGATGGTTGTAGCTGAAGCATTAGCAGGCATAGCGTTAGTAAAAGGTGCAGTAGATGGCATCAAGTCTGCTATTGGCACAGCTAATGATATAGGTGATATTGCGCACTTTATTGATGACTTGTTTAAAGGTGAGCAAGACATACAAAAGAAAAGAAAGAAAGCTAACAAAGACCCATTTAGTGTTCACTCTGTTGCAGAAGAGACAATCAACGCAAAGCTTGCTCAAGAACATATGGATGAGATGAAGCAGTTAATTGATCATAGGTTTGGTCATGGCACTTGGGCAGGTATTATTTCTGAAAGAGCAAAGCGGATTGCTGAAGCAAGAGAGTTAGAAAAACAAGAAAAAATTAAACGCAAAAAAGCACATGATGAATTGATTCATAATCTTGAAGTTACAGGTGGTGTGTTTTTTGGTGTGGTTGTATTAGCTGTATTAGGTTATTTGCTTGTATTTGTATTTTAAATTGTGCGTTTTACTACTGCATTAATGCTTTATAGTGTGCTTGAAAGGTAGGAAAATGCTTGCAGTTATTGGTAAAATATTAGGGTCTGGGGATGTTGTTGCTAAAGGGTTAGACCTTATTGACAATATGCACACTTCAACTGAAGAAGAGATACAAACAAAGGCAAAAGCTAAGACAGATTTATTAGCCGCATATGCGCCATTCAAAATCGCACAGCGATATTTAGCATTGATGTTTGGTCTTACATTTTTATCTAGTTATTTACTGACACTTGGCATGACTATCTTTGATAGAGGCAATCCTGATGATGTAACCAAGGTAATGGAACAGTTTAGTATGAACTATGCCATGTTAATTATTTTGGGTTTTTATTTTGGAGGGGGTGCAGTCGAAGGATTCTTAGATAGGAAAGCTAAAAAGTGAAAACATATTTAACAAACCTTATTGCCAAGCATGAGGGTAAACGTCTTGAGATGTATCATGATACAGTAGGTGTGCCTACTATAGGCTATGGGCATAATTTATTAACACCCATATCAGAGCGTGCCGCAATGATTATCTTGGAAGATGATGTTGATGTAGCATTATCTGAGTTAGATGAGAACATGGAATGGTGGCGCGACCTTCCAAATAAAGCACAGATTGTAGTAGCTTCAATGGTATTTAATCTTGGCTTTCCTCGCTTTTCTCGCTTTAAAAAAATGATAGCCGCTCTTGAAGATAGAGATTTTGATGAAGCCGCAAATCAAATGCAAGATTCTAAATGGTTTTTTCAAGTAAAATCCAGAGGCATAGAATTGTGCGAGATTATGAGGCAAGCTAATGAAGACTGATGAAGAGATTGTAAGATTATATCATGAACTTGGCACATATAATGCTGTTGCAGAAGTGGTTGGATGCGGCACTACTACTGTATTTAGAAAAGTAAAACAGTTTGAAGAGTCGCAATTAGATAAAGGATACATCCTACCAGAAATACCTGATGATGATTTACCTATTGAAGATGTGATAGACCATCTTAATAAACGATTTTCAAAGCGCAAAGAAAACAAAGAAGCAAAGCATTGGATGAATGTCGATATGAAAAGCGACATGCCTATTGGATTGCTTTGGCTTGGCGACCCACACATAGATGATAACTATTGTGATTGGGGTCAGCTAACGAGTCATGTTGACCTTATCAAAGGCACTGACGGACTCTATGGGTGTTCGGTAGGTGACTACCAAAACAACTGGATAGGCCGTCTAGCACGCTTATACGCGGAGCAAGATACATCTTCTAAGACAGCTTGGCGATTAGTTGAATGGTTAATCTCAAATATGGATCCGTTAATATTAATTGGTGGCAATCACGACATGTGGTCTGGCAGTGGCGACCCTTTGAAATGGATTGCAGGTAGTCATACAATACATGAAGAGTGGGAATGTAAAGTATCCTTAAACTTTCCTAATGGTCGCAAGTGTAGAATACATGCCGCGCATGATATGTCTGGTCATAGCCAATGGAACTCATTGCATGGTCAAACAAAGATGGCACGCTTTAAACAACATGCGGAACTTTATATAAGTGGGCATAGGCATAATTGGGGATTAGCACAGATAGAAAATGTTGAGCGCAAGACTACATCATGGCTTGCAAGGGCAAGAGGATATAAGTTCCATGATACATATGCTGTTGTAAAAGGATTTGACCAACAGAATTTTGGACAAGCTATCTTACAGGTGATTGACCCCCACAACGACAGCCCTGTTTCTTGGGTGCAATGTTTTGCTGACCCATTAGAAGGTGTTGATTATCTTCAGTATCGCAGACAACTGCGGCAGTAACAGCGGCATACCCTGCGATATCTTCCCAATGGTCTAGCTTATGTGGTGACTCCATAATGCGTGCTATCTTAACAAGCATCATCATAACACCCACATCTGTAACACCATAGGTTTGTTTCTTGTGATCATAGGCTGTCCAGAAACGAGCAATGTTAGAGAAGTTTTCTCTTGGTGTGCCGTAATCCTCGCCTCTATCTTGGATAGTTTGCTTACATCTCTCAAGTAATGCTACTGCAAATTCATGTTGTTTCACCTTATGTTACCTCCTAATGACATACCTCTGCGCCATCCAGATACATTTTTATAACCTTGTTTCGTCATAGTTGGACATTTAAGTGGTGCGATTCGTCCATAGGTGAGTACCTTTGAATTATTTTTTGTAGCTAGAGTTTTTTCGTTTAATAAACGAAGCTCTTCTTTAAATTCTTCTAATGTTTGTGTGCTCATTTTGTGCTCTTTTTAAAAAAAACTGCATTATTAATATCAAAATGCATCACATTATATCACAGAGTTTCTCATTCTTTTGCATTAATGCAGTATTAAGATGAAGCAAGAATGATTTGTAAGCTATTGTAATATATAAGAAAGATTGGTCGGAACGGCAGGATTTGAACCTGCGACCCCTACACCCCCAGAGTAATGCTCTATTCTTTTAACCTTTTGTTTTTATTAAATCTACCTTTCTTATAATAAATTTATTGTGTCGATAATGTGTTGTTCTGACACTGATGCATAACGAAGTACCATACGTTCAGATGACCAACCGCCAAGCTTCATTAATGCAGGCATGGTTGCCCCCTTCATTGTGAGCCTCGATGCCCAATGATGCCGCCAATCATGTATCCTAAAGTCTTCAATGCCTGCTCTCTTACATGCAGTAAGATGTACCCTTCTTAAATTTTTACCTTCCTTATATGGAACACCATGCATGTTATTAAATAAATCATAATGATTTGTATTAATAACAGAACGCACTCTTGGGTGTAGCGGCACTATTCTTCTCTTACCTGATTTCGATTTATCTATAAGGATAGAATTATTCTCAAGATTTATGTGCTTTGATTTTAATGTTATTGCCTCCCCTACTCTTAGACCTTCGTAACAAAGGGTGATGAATAGTGGGCGTATAAAATCTGGGTAGGATGCAAGCAACTTTTCTTGTTGTTCAATAGTGAGAAATCGTATCCTATCTTCTGCATCTTTTTCTCTTGGTATTTTAATTGGCACTTGTCCATAGTTAAGGATAGCAACAAGTGTAGCGCGGATGCGGTTAGAATAAGAATTAGCTTTGCCTTGTAAGAAGGTATTGCGATAGTCGAACCAATCTTCTTGTGTGAACGTGTTAATTAACTTACTGCCAAATGCCATCTTTAATTTTGGTACACAAAACTCATCGAAGGTATTGCGGTTTTTTAGATTGAGCCATCTATCTGCAACTAATGAAAAAGGGGTGGTATTATTCACCCCTTCTATTCTATATAATGCTTGTGCTTCTAAAGATTGAAGTATTTCGTGCGCCTCTTTTCTTTTACGCTTGCCTGTAGATTGCCGTATTGTGATTGATTTATCATATCGCGAGACGGTTCCTCTGATGTGATAATATTCTCCTCGTTTGTATAGCTTGAGCATGTTGTACTCTCTAATAGTTTATCGAATTGTTCTTGTGTAAGAAACTTAGTCTGTCCCATCTTTGAATATTCCAAACCATTGGCTTTTATATAATGCATCAAAGCCCATTCAGATTTATCAAACATGGATTGCACTTCATCAAAACGGTATATCATCTACAGAAACCTCTTCTAATACAGTCATATCTTTAAAGTCTGTTTTTTGTGGCGCAGATTGCTGTTGCTTCTCTGATATTTTTAATGACAAATATTTGCCTGCTGTATCAGAGTGCTGTCTCCAAGCGGCAATGCGTTTGTCTTGATTAATGCTACCAGAATATTGTGGCTTTTTATTTTCTTCAGTAGCATCTTCTTGTTCGTACAAGACACCTATTCTTTTGAAGACACCTATCATGGCATTGCCTTTATAGTCTGTGTCTTTCATAAGAGCGATTGTATCTTGCTGTCCGTCTATATCTAAACGACCAGTAAGTAATAGGCTTTGCTCTTCTTTAGGTTTGAATGCCGCGCCTGTGTTTGGTCTTTTCTCTGCCATTTAAAACTCCTCTGGCTGTAATGTTTTGGTAGCATGTTCTTTCTTTTGTGCTGACCAATTCGGTTTAGATGCTTCATTGCCATCGTCATCATCTGAAGGCAAACCAAGCATTGCTTGTAGCCCATACCTTTTGGCATAGGTTATTCCACTGCCCATCTTTTGTGGGTCAGCAGGGTCTTTGGAACGTATAGGTGTACGTGATGTGCGTGACTCTCCTGATGGTGCATGTATGAGTGTTGTACTCACAAATACCATTTGAGATTCTGCATCAAAGTCTATGTCTTGTGTGAAGCATAGACCGAACTCATTAGCTTTAGATGCCGCATCAATAACAGATTCTAGACTAGCATAATTAGATCTGAAATGTGGGTTCTTGCTATCTTTCTTTGCAGATACAGATAGCTTCTGAAATTCAAGCAATGCCATATTTAAACTGGTTGGTAGTGCTTGTTTTGTTTTAGTTTTTATTGTAACATCATTCATGGTTGGCTCCGAAATGGGTTGATTGTTGTGTATAATATAAAGGGCAGTTGCTTCATGTAGCTGTCCTTTATTTATTGATGGTAATTCTTTTTGCGCCTCTCTTATCACGCTTGATGGTTAGTAAATCACAATAAACCTCACGCTCATTGTCATTCATTAACGCAACTAATTCTTTCTTGTACTCTGCATTTTGTTTGGCAATCTCATGCGTCTCAACATATTCATGTGCTGTGCGCACAAAGAAGTTATCTGTGTTAGCGCATCTAGAAGACAGCCCATCTATATTAACCTGCTTCCAATCTATCTTGGAGCCATGGTCTGCTTGTGGCTCTATGTCATTAATGACTAAGTTCCAAAAGTTAGTTGCCTGTGTATGAACATCGCGCCAGTAATCTTCATTCCATTCTATGCGCACAGACTCCCAATCATTGCCGAATATCACAGACAAATAGGCAGAGTCACAGTTCGATATACGCATATATAAATGTATTTGTGGCAAGTATGATGCCAACATATCATCCATTGTATTACGTGAGGATGTATGTTTGCATTCTAATACAGAGTGCTTGCCGCCCATATGTAATAGATAGCCATCGAGCGTGCCTTTGTATGGAACATGTGCAATTGTTTTCTCGAATGTCTGCTGATAAGCAACATCATCTAATTGTAGATTAGGATGGTTTTCTAAAAACCAATTAATATTAAATGCTTCTGTTTGTGTGCCAAGCATTACTTTGAATATGTGAGACAAATCATCTGGCTGTTTGCGACTAGTTTTGATTTCCCATAACTCATGCCAATCACCTTTAATAATTTTATAAAGGTCTGAGCCTCCAATAAATCCTGTTCTATCCATGAATATCTCCTGTATTTATTCATTACTATATCATATCTAACTATTATTTTCAATGCATAAATGCAGTACCTCAAACATAAGTTTACGTGGTTTGAGTCTTGGTTTGATTATATCTACAAACTCTGCATAGGATGGCATGAATTTAGATTGTTCTTTGACTGTATCGATTGCATCTACAACAAGGTCAGCAGGATACTTGCTGAGATTTTGTGCGATGGCTTTTAGTTTTGCATTAGCCGCATGACCATCGAAGTTTGCAGGGAGTATGACAAGTAAGAGTATGTCTTTCAACCGCTCCTCAATATCTGGGATTGGTAGCGGTTGAAGAGACATTAAAACTTTTTGATATGACCTGCGTATATTTTCAAGCGATGCATCTTTAGATATTGTGTAGCCTTTGAGTTCAAAGTCTTTAGTTACTTGAATGTCCAAGCCCACTGATTGCTCTAAGTATCTCTCCAGATTGCTTGTTGTTCGGTATGGTGTTGACTCTAGCTGTCTTGCTATTGCCATTTGTTGCTGAGAATCTGTTAGCGTTACGACACCAGTTCCGGTATGCGGCGTTAAAGTCTTTGTATTTCTTTCCGCTCGCTCTAACATAGTCTTTGAATTTATCTGCTTCAAGCTCATGATTAATTATAACTCCTTGGTTGGTTGAATTGATTTGTTGTGTAACTTCATCAGATAACTGCCACTCTTCTATATTGTTTATATAGTTTACTGGTAGTTTAGTGTGTCCCTGTGATACAGGGTTGTGTCTCTCTGACACAGGTATGTCTCCCTCTGATACATGTAGATAATAGCGAGTGCTTTTGCCTTCATGCCCAGATGTTCGTGTTATAAGTTCTGCATTTTCGAGCAATAACATTTTACGATTGACAGTTGTTCTACTCATGCCTGTTCGATTTGCTAGTGTAGATTGAGATGGAAAGCACATGCCTGATGCATCTGCATGGTCTGCTAATATGACAAGCAACCATTTGGATAAAGCATCAGGTGTCTGTGCTTTCATAGCCCATGCAATGTGGTGAAACATATCCTCTCCTGTTTAAATGCATCAATGCAGTTATTTACATTGACATATATCCTGCATTAATGCAATATTAATTAAGCGCATATCGTCTCCTGTTAGCGTGGTATGGTCTGGCTCAAGTGTCCTCCCCACTTAGCCAGACCATAAACTTTTCAGCTAACAGACTATCTGCTTCCATGACAATAAACTTTGGGCCAGACCTTTGCTTGTATAGATACAAATCCGCAGGTTGTTTAATGTGCGTTTTAGTTAGGAATGAAAACCCTCTGCCATTAGATTGGTATTTGCTTTCGGCTACCAATCCTCCCAATCTTGTTTCGATTTTGATGTCTGAGCTAAACTCTCCTCCCATTGCCCCAGAGAGCGGTTGCCTTTTGGCTTCACAGCCTTTGGCTTGGAAGAATTTAACCCACCATCTTTCGTGATAGCTACCTTTGTCGCGAGATAATCCCATTCGTAATGACTCCAACACTCATCGCAAAATGTATTGTTAGCCGCAGTAATAACAAACCAATAGCTTGTCACACCACAATGCTGACACTTTGCAGGGTTGCCTCTATTGTCTGGTTTCGATTTTGATTTTGGCATTCAATGCGTCTGCCCAACAGGTAAACATAAAACCTGATGGCACTCTTTTATATTGTTCCCACTTATGAACAAGGGATGAAGTACAACCAATCTTGTCGGCTAGATATTCTTGTGAATATCCTTTTCTGTTACGAATTGTAACAAGGTCAGTTACTATATCACGCCAACTATTTGTAATTGTCGTTGGCGTTTTGAGATGTATAAATTCTGATCGCATCTTCAACCTTTTGTGCTGTTGATAGACGCAAATCATTCCCCATTCTTGCGCGGTAATAAGTTGATGTTGGCACATTTGCTAACTTAAAAAAGGTAAGCAAACTCTCCCCAGATGGTGCAGATAGTTCAGTCAATTGATTTAAATATGTATGCATAATATTTATATAATGCATTAATGCACCTTGTACAACATATTTATATGATATATGCTGTATAAATTGCTAATGCAATAAACATAACACTGTGTCATATAGCTTGATAATATCAGGGAGGACTGAATGACTACAGACCCAATGAAGCGTCAGGAACAAAATGCAATACGTGTTTGGATGCGTCAGGTTATGCAAGATAGGGAGTGGAGTGCCAACCACTGGGCGACTCTTGCAGGTACGTCACCTACAAATATAACAAGATTCCTCAATGAAGGCACATTCACGCCATCATCTACGACTATAGCTAAACTTGTGCATGCCGCAGGTTCACAGCCAAACTTATCTTCTACTCATAATCTTATGATGCAGAAGGTAAGGCAAATTATTTTATATAATGAGGCAAACCAACAGATTGATGTGATTGGAGTGTATGGAATGAGTGGAGATTTGAAAGCTTTTAAATCATGTTTTACATATGCATCATTAGGCATTGTTCCTTCTGATATAATTGTTGTGAAACCAAATGATATAAATAGCAATCAAAGACAGAAATATTTGTGTGAAAATAACGGTATAATCAATTGCATTTATGAGTCTACAAACGATAAGTCTTTATTAGTTAATAAAGAAACTGGCGATATTGCTAAACGTAAAGACCTTACAATTATGGGGCGCATCGCCCAAGTTATAAAAAACTTGGACGATTAATTGAAATGATGGGTGGGGATTAATTATCTCTACCCTCTTTCTACAAATTCATAATCAACTGATGTAGCATACATGTATGGGTCATCTGCGACTTGGTCTTCTGCTAATTCAATAGCTTCATCCTCATTATCGGCGCCAACAGTTACCATGAAGGTGTGATAAAATTTAATAGTGTATGATTTTTGCATTAGTATCCTCTCTTAACTACACTCATTGCGGTTGCCGCATCTTGCACAACGTCTTCATCATAATGGTTGGCTCTAAGATACATGGTCACAATAGCTTCTAATGTTCTGACTGCTGTGTAATAATCCATTTGTTTTACAGCCTCATCTGGTGGAGGCAGTTCAGTAATTGATTGCATCATCAATCTCCTCTGACATTTCGTCATACATTTGGTTCTCCCATTCAGTGAAGCTTGCATTGAAGTAATTCCAGAACAGGTCTGTTTCCTCAAGGGAGAGTGCGTCTAAGATAAATGCATAATCATGACGCACTTCACCTTCGTGATATTTATAGCCAAGTTGTGTGGCTAACATTTTGATATCGATGAGTTTCATACATGGAAACTCACCTGTTGTTATGTAGCTTTCAAGCGCATGGTTTTTATAGATACTCATTGAGTTGTCTCCGATTGTTGTTGTGTCTATTGTATCAAAGCCCACTCAGGTGCTTTGAATGCTTTAGATAGCTGACCTTCACGCAGTCTGCGTGTGTTAGCAGGTGATGATGAGTCATTGGTATGAGTTGCCCAATAGGTACAGGCGTTGTACAAAGCCCACTTGTTTTTACCTAATGAGTAAGTCTCATTGCGATAGATAGACATGAGATTATCTAGTTGTTTCTCATTCCATTTGAATGTTGATGTGTTGTTGTTGATTTTGCATATGGCATATTTAAAAAACTTCTCAGCCCAATCATCAGTTACAGATACCTTCATCCATTGCTGATACAAATCTTTTGTATTCATGAATGCATCAAGACCTTTTTCAATCTTAGATGCAGAGCCTTTGATTGATACATTGGTTGTGTGTTTAGCCCATGTCTTAGCTATTGTATCTGCTGTTGTGCATCCGTTCATACACCAAAGTCTTAGACCTTGTGCTTGCTGTTGGAATGCCCAGCTACCATCATAAGAATTGTAGAATAGTATTTGAAATCTAATATGATCGCCTACTTCGGGCTCAATAGTTAAGTCATTGAAATCAACGATGCCTCGCATCTTCGCACCGTTGTCAAACAATTCAACATTGAATGAATAGTCTTTAGATACATTTGCAGATGAGACTGCATCAAGTATTGAGTTAACGACATCATCATGTATGATTGGTTTGTATTTAGAACCATTGACACCAAGCACTTCATTTGTGTCAGTACGCACGACAGCTTGTGACATCTTTGTAGGTACTGATGCGTCCTCGATTGTCTTTAGTTGATGAGTTTCAATTGGGAAATCCCAATAGTTATTATACATAGCCCATTCAATATCATTTGATGGAGTTCTAATTATCATATTCATTTGTTTTCACCTTTGGTTGATAGTTGTGTTTAATAAATAGTACTGCATAAATGCAGTGTTAGCAACAACAATATATTGCGGTTACTGCATTTGTTCACAGATATAAAAGGCAGAGACTATACGCCTCTGCCTAAGACGGCTCTATTGAGCCGCCTGTGGGAGTTTCTTTGCTAACCAGTGTGATACATTGGTCTTTGATTTGTAGGCAGTGCCTTTGCGCTCTTCTTTGGTAAGGTACCTATCACCGGTGTGTTCTTTGTATGCTTTGGTAAGCAACTCGTAGAACTTCAGATGTGCTTGAGCCTCTTGTTCATCTCGTTCAGCATATTGAATCTTGCGGTCAACATCCCATTCGTTGTAGTGCATTGCACCTACTGGGGAGCTTCCATGTTGCATGACGACCTTGCCAGATACTTCGCTCTCAGTGGCAGTGGTTTCTTCCACCATTGCTCTAACTTCCATAGCTTTTGTAACTGCGTCATTCTCTTTGTTGTTTTGTTTCCAATGCACGTTATCAATCATGAGTTGGAATATTTGTTGAGTGGGGATTTCGTTTCTATCTAACTGTATGTAAGCTTCTGCGAAAATCTCGTTCAGTGTCATGTCCATTACTTTCTTAGTCATCTTCTTAGTCTCCTTTGTTATCCGCAGGGGCCAATCCCCTGCGATAAGAGTCAATCCAGACCTGACTCATAGGCAGGGTTGTGCAAGGACGGGCAGAGCCCGAACGAAGTGATGCCTTGCATGTTCCTGCGAGTCAGGTAGGAATGGACTCAGCAGGGATGGCTCCACGGATACTAAGACAAAGGAGCAAGATGACGCAGTAATGGACGTGCCTGATAAGAGATGCAGAAGCGTCACACAGTGAGGGTTGGGGGTTTGTGCGTTGACATGGGATTCTGTGATGGGTCATACATGGGGGGGAAACACAAAGGGGGGGCAGATTGAAAGGATGTACGAATGGGTGATATACAGACGAAGCAATGCACAGCCAAACAAAGGGGGCTAGTGGATGCGCTCGTAGCAAATGGATGCAGTATTGCAGAAGCGGCTCGTTTGGCTGGCT